CTTGAAGGTCTAGCGGTGCATACCTACCTGCCTTGTATGCTTTATATACTGAATTAGGTGCCTGTCCTACGTTGACATAACAAGTGTTATGTACTCTATGTGTACAGTCAAAACATACCTTTGAGTCTTCACCACTTCGCTTCGCTTCGACTGGATTCATATGTTTATTTAAAATCCATACCTGTGCCATATCACCAGTTTTTACATTAGCACTGGCAAAAGTGATTATCTGTACTGTGTCCTGTGTCTCATTTAATATCATACCTTTCATAGTGTGTACCTTCCTTTGTGTGTTGTTGTGTGTGTGATAATTATATATCGCTATGCCACCAGTGTCAAATAAATTCACTAGTGACATAATGTTATATATATTATTTTTATTTAGCCTTCAATGCTTTAGCCTTCAATTTAATACAGTGTTCAATGAAGTATGCCTGTGTTTCTGTGTCCCAGTCATTAAAAATAATGTCAAATGAATCTTGGTCGAATGAATCATTATCATACTGTACTACTAGTGTTGTGTCTGTGTCACCTTCACCACCTTCACCTTCACCACTAGCACCACCTTTAGGTGCCTGTTTAGGTCCTATGAATGGAATTTGGTCTTTCCCTAATCCCTGTAGTGACAGTCCAGTATTTAGTTTAGACATAGCCCTATTGACTTGTACCTTCAGTGTTGCCGTGTCTTCGCCCTGTGTCTTCAACCAACTAGCTATAGATATAATTGACGTGTGTCCCTGCTTCCCAGTGTCACATAGTATAGATACCTTCGATTGTGCACTACCTCCTATGTTGTTAATCATTAAATGAATGGCTACTATCTCACGTTCAATTAACTTCAGTCCTGATTTTTCTAATGCTCTGAACTTCTCATTATCCATTAAATGCATAGGTAGTGATGACTGTACTTTCGTTGTTGTCTTTGTCGTTGTTGTTTTCATAATATATTATCCTTTTGTTATATACCCTAATGCTTCATTGCCTTCGGTGTATGTCTCTAATTATACAGAAGGTTTTCTATCTGTCAATAGATAAACACAAAATAAATATATGTATGTGTGTCTTATAGTGTCATATGTGTGTCTTATAGTGTCATATAACCATAATCATAGACACACTTCCCTGTCTTCCCTTCGCATAACAGTGTTATGCCTGTGTATTCCCTTTGACTGGTGTGTTATGTGTGTATCATAAAGGCACCGGAGGGACCCCAAGCTACTATAGATATATAATATTTACACTCACGGACAGATGAGGCAGCATTTGAGGAAGATGGGAGGAGGGGATATAATTAAATACTACATCTAGTGTTAGAACAGAGGAGAAACACTATATGTAGGGGGAGCTGCGGGGAGGGACCTAAGAGTAACACTAAAGAGGAATATTTATTTCACCCTAGCTATTGACTTTTGACCTAAAGTATGGTATAATAATAGTATAGGTAGTACCAAATAAAGGCACTACTAAAGATTCACCCTGAAGAGCCTAATCTCAGACAACTCTTTATTTAATCTTCTTCACTAAATTTAACAGTAGAGATAACACCTCCAGCTGCCAGTAAGGAATAAAACTTAAGAAACGTCTAGACAGCTTCTTGTCAACCTAGAGGACACTTAAGTATGAGACCAGATGATAAACGAAGATTAAATAAAGGTAACCCTAAGATGAAGAAGGGTCACGCTATGAATCCTAATGGGAGACCTAAGGGTAGTCTAAACAAATTTACCCTCTTAAGTAGAGAGTTAATGTCTACTAAAGGTCCAGAGATTGTAGAGAAGGTCATAGAGATGGCTTTAGATGGAGATAGGACTTGTCTAAAGATGTGTATGGATAGAATCCTTCCTACTACGAAGGCGGTGGAGTTAAGGTCTTCTGAAGGTAAAGGGAACATAGTCATCAATGTAGGTGGACTAGAGGCTAAGGTCATAGAGGCTGAAGAAGTTAAACCTTTGGTCTATGAAGATGGTGTCATCATAGATGATTCTAAGTTAGAGGAGACTATCGTTAAGGTAGGAACTTCAGTCTAGAGTGGAATTAGATGTCTCACTACACCCAGCACAGTTAGAGATATTTAATTCTCCAGCTAGATTTAAAGTAGTTTCAGCTGGAAGAAGGTTCGGTAAGAGTAGATTAGCAGCTTGGATATTAATCATCAAGGCACTACAGTCTGAAGAGAAGGATGTATTCTATATTGGTCCTACCTTCCAACAGGCTAAAGATATTATGTGGAATATGCTCAAGGAGCTTCTACAAGATACAGATTTAATTGAGACTACTCACGAGAATACTGCCACGATGACTCTAACTAATGGTAGAAGGATTAGTCTCAAAGGTTCAGATAGACCTGATACCCTGAGGGGCGTAGGTCTAGCTTATGTTGTATTAGATGAATATGCCTCTATGAAAGTAGAAGTATGGGAACAAATCATCAGACCTACACTAGCAGATGTCAAGGGTGGTGCGTTATTTATCGGTACTCCCGCAGGTAAGAATCACTTCTATGATATATGGCAGGAAGCAGGTAAAGAGAGTAAGGAAGACTGGGAAGCATTCCAATATAATTCTACAGATAACCCTCTACTAGACCCAGAGGAGATTGCAGTAGCTAGGGAGACTATGTCTACCCAAGCCTTCAGACAAGAGTTCGAAGCTAGTTTTGTTTCTTTTACAGGTGGTATATTTAAGAGTAATTGGATTAAATTAGAAGATGAAGAACCTAAAGAAGGTAACTATGTTATGGCAGTTGACCCTGCCGGTTATGAACAAGTGGAGAGAGAACGTGGTATTAAAAGTTCTAAGTTGGATGAAACAGCGATTGCTCTCGTTAAAATCGATGGTGATACTTGGTGGGTTAAATCTATACTTCACGGTCGTTGGTCCATTAAAGAAACCGCTAGGAAAATTCTACAGACGGCTATTGAAAATGAAGTCACTACTGTAGGTATCGAAGCAGGTGCATTGAAGAATGCTATCCTCCCTTATTTAGAGGATGAGATGAGAGCTAATGGAAGATGGGTACCTATTACGGATGTAACTCACGGTGGTAAGAAGAAAGCAGATAGAATCACCTGGGCACTACAAGGAAGGTTAGAACACGGTAAGATTAAATTTAACCCTGACCCTAGTTACATTAAGGATTTAGAGACACAGTTAATTGAGTTCCCTACTAAAGGTACTCACGATGATATTATAGATGCCTTGGCTTATATAGACCAGGTGAGTGTTGCAGACTTTATGCACACTATTGAATTAGAAGATGATTGGGAACCTTATGATGAAGTTAGTGGATATTAGTTATGTTTGAAGAAGATGATAATGATTACAAAGCATTAGCTGCCTGGTTACAAACTAGATTAGAAGTTTGGAGACAGCATAGAGATGGTAATTATTTAAAATCTTGGGATGAATATTATCGTCTATGGCGTGGTATTTGGGCATCTGAAGATAGAAGTAGACAATCAGAGAAGTCTAGAATTATTGCTCCTGCATTACAACAAGCAGTAGAGTCATCAGTAGCAGAGATTGAAGAAGCTACCTTCGGTAGAGGTAAATGGTTTGATATCCAAGATGATGTTATGGATGGAGATAACCAAGATGTCGAATATCTAAGAAAGTTATTACAAGAAGACCTAGAAGCAGCAGGTGTTAAAGATGCTCTATGTGAAGTATTCTTAAATGGTGCTATCTATGGTACTGGTATCGGCAAGATTATAACCGAAGAAAAGACAGAGAGAGAACCTGTAGAGGTTCCTATCGAAGGGACACTGACTACTACTAGACAGTTAAAGGAATATGATATTGTAACTGTAAAAGTAGAGCCTGTATCACCTAAAGAATTTCTAATAGACCCCAGTGCTACCTCAATAGATGAAGCATTAGGTGTAGCTCACGAAGTATACAAGCCCAGATATGTCATCAATGAAGGTATAGAGAGAGGGGTATATAGAGATTTAGATATTGAAGGGGATGTAGATGTAGCTCAAGTTGGTTATGACCCTGAATATATAAGTAGAGATGCTTCAGACCAAATTAAGATATGTGAATATTGGGGTAAGATACCTAAAAGATTCCTAGATAAAGATGTAGATAAGGACGATTTTGAATATAATGAAGATGAATTAGTAGAAGCAGTCGTAACTATAGCTAACGATAAGTATATATTGAGAGCTGAAGAAAATCCATTTATGATGGAAGATAGGCCTTTCATAACTTATCAACACGACTTAGTACCTAATAAATTCTGGGGGAGAGGTGTATGTGAGAAGGGGTATAATCCTCAGAAAGCGTTAGATGCTGAGATGAGAGCCCGTATTGACTCTCTAGCACTAACTACTACACCGATGATGGCAGCAGATGCTACTCGTCTACCTAGAGGTCTCAAACTAGAAGTCAGACCTGGTAAGACTATTCTTACTAATGGTGACCCTAGACAGGCTATTATGCCTCTGACCTTAGGACAGACTGACCCCCAGACTTATAATCAAGTATCAGCCCTACAGAATATGGTACAGATGGGGACTGGTTCTAGTGATAGTACAGCAGCCCCAGACAGAGCTACTTCTAGTGGTATGTCTATGATGCAGTCAGCATCTATTAAGAGACAGAAGAGAACTCTAATGAACTTCCAAAATACCTT